AACCTAGTAGGTATATCTACGTCATTAACTTGTGCAGCAGAATCTTCAATAGTACGCCAAACATAGTAAATGAGTTTGTCAGTTGAGTTCTCGGGCGTTGGATAAAGATGAATAACAGGAGATTTTAAACGTTCTAACCAATACTGTGTGGGTCTAGCTTGGGTGGCTTTATTAGGAATACTAATATATTCATTACGGTCTATTCTTTCCATGACTAAATCAGTCACACTACTACTTACTGTTCTTTGAATATAAGCGTCTAAAACATCAATATCAAAAGAATTTATTGTGTATTCGTTAGTGCCTTGAGTAAGAGTTAGTTCTACTTTAACTATCTCCCACATTTGAATGCCTCTATTAGACCAATCAGCAAACATAACATTCATAGAACGACGAGCAGTAACACTATCGTAAGACGTACGAGCCTCTAACCCTGCGAGTTCGTACGCCTCTTCAATAGCTGTTGCTACATCTAAACCAAATGTACGCGTACCTGATGTTGCCATTATTAATAATTTTTGGTTAATACTAAAATTATTGAATAAGCGTCTCCATTAGAATGTCCAACAGTAGTGAAATCTATATCACCAGTTACACCACTACCTGCATTATTAGGTATACCTCCAAACGTATCGTATTCTTCGTCTCCTGTGCTATCTGTAGGTAAACAAATTGCTAATACGTTTGTTGTTGCGTCAAATTCAATATCTACCGACATACCTCTACACGCCCAATAAATCCTTTTTATAGTTACTGAAGAACAAGCATTACCTGCTCCGTCTGTTGATAAAGCGGAAACATCTACTTTTTTAACAGAAGCCTCTCCTGTACCGTCTGATTCATTAGTAAACTTCAAGACGGCGGTTTTAACGCCGTCTATGATAGTTTGACTTGTTACTGTATCAGCCATAAGTTACCTCCTATTATGCGTCAGCAAATGGTGTAACTATTGTGCCTGAACCTAAAATTATACCTTCGACGGCATATTTAGCAGAAGCCATAGCAGTAACTTTTACAATACTACCAGCTAGTCCACCTTTAGTAGAACCATTCATAGTAATTACATCATTAGATGTACCAGAGATAAAAGTTTTACCTGTAGAATCGTCTTTACCTGTGTAAAGCCCACCAACAAATTTGTCAGTACCGTCAGTTAAAATATCCATATCGGTAGCTGCTGTTTCTACTACAAAGAAAAAACTAGCTCCTAAATTATTTAATTGGCTAGGTTCATCGTCTCTTCCTGGAGCAGTAGCTACGATACTAGGTAAAGTAAATTTACCATCTGCATCGTTAGTTGTTAAAATTTTTCCCGCATGAGCGTCTACTGTTAAAGTTGTATCCGCTGTTAAACTGACCACATTAGCATTACCTGCAGAAATAAAACCTGCAAGTGATCTAACTGGTCCACTAAATGTTGATTTTGCCATATTAAGTCTCCTTAATTTAATCTATCGTCTTGGCTTGTCTGCTAGGTCAGTCGATAGATATGTTGTAATATCCCTAGTTGTTTTGTCATTCTAGCTCATCCATATCAAAAAAGAAAGGGAGCCGAAGCTCCCTTTCCTAAATAACGTAAGTGATTACGCTCCTGGTGATCCGAAGATTCCTCTCCAGTCACTAAAACCAAAACTATAACGTTCTCTCGCCTTATATCTAACGTTACCAGTTTCGAAGTCTCCTTCCATACTGGTCGCTACAGGTGATCTAACGAAGTGTTTAAGTCCGTTAGGAACATCAGTTTTGATGAAGAAAGCGTCAGTATCTGTTAAATAATGATTAACTACGTAACCTTCTGAGACCATGCCCATGTTACGAATAGCGTTAATATCATTGTCAGATGTACCAACTCTTCCAGGAGTTTCCATCAGTCTGTCTGCTACGAATTGCAAAGCAGGTGGTATGATTAACCTTCTTGCTTGTGCATTGATCTTTAAGTTTCTTTCATCTCTGAAGTCAGCGATATCTATTAACGCTTGTTCGAGTGAAGTTTCATTAAGATCAGCTGAAGTAGACAGCTCGTTTCTCAAATCAACGTTTGCAACAGTTGGATGGTCTGTAGCACAAAGCTCTTTTCCATCACCACCAACGAATGAAGAACTAAACGCATTGTTTAATACGTTAGCTGCTTTCACTTGTTTTGTTTGTTGCATAGAACGTGCTAAAGCTCTTGTGTATCTAGAAGAAAGTGTATCGTAGAGATTATCTTCGATAGCTTCTTCTGTTAACGCAAACGCTAAAGCTACGGTTTCATGAGTGTAACGAGAGGTAAATGATTCTTGTGCAGTCTCATATACCACCGCGGCTCCTTCACCTTTTACAGGTGCTTCCCCGAATCCACTTAACATAACTTCTTCTTCGAAAGCTCTTTCAGAGGTTTCTGTGTCGAAGATGTCTTCGTGTTCATCGTTGTATCGTTCGTACTCTAATCCGAAAAGAGCATGAAGTCCAGGAACAAGTTCTTTTACGAGTTGTGCTCTGTTAATTGCCATGATCTATTCTCCTTAAACTGCGAATGTATTAGTTGGGAAGGTGAAGTAAGCTCTAGCATTAGCTCCTATTGAATTACTAGGAGTTAAGTCAAAACCTACACACAAAGCAACACCACTTGAAGTAGTTGCAGTTACACCTTCTTTCGATCTGCCAGTAGTTGTACTACCTGCAGTTGTTGAGAGAGTGTACTTATCGCCGATAAAACTTACCGCAGGAGTTCCTGCTGTAAATTGAGCTTCATATACGATCCCAGGATCACTGTATACAAGAGCTTCGGCGTCTGCTGTACCTAAAGTTGCTGTGCCGCCAGTCCACACTTTTGAAAACGTAGGCGTTCCATCCGTTGCCGTAAAAAATACTCCATAAAAAACACCTACAGGAGTACCAGTCGCCGTGCCTTGAATGACATATCCACTAGATAAATTAACTACATCACCACTAAATATTGATGCTGAAGTTCCACTAGCTATTCTCATTCTTGCAGGTCTGATAGTACCACCGTACATGTGATATGCGGGAGTAAACCCATCGGGTGCATTTACATTAGCCATTTTTGCCTCCTATGTCTAAAATAAAATTTACTTTAATCGTCGGAATTATTCCTACTACCAAATTCAACCTTAGAAGACCTTTGGATATCGCTATCTTTAATCGGCATTCTAGGGTCACTTTCTCGCATTAAGTTTTGATCGACACCTTGTAACGCAGAATCAGACTGATCTTTAAAATAAGCTGTTCTTTCGTCCGCGGTTTCAACTGGAACTTTTGCGAGTATTAGTCCACCTACCCCTATGACTCCTTTATTTTTTCCACTATCTACAGTTGGGGCTTCAAAGTCAGGATAATCTTCTGCTCTTACAGGTTCATATCCTTCTCTAATACGTTTAGACATATTAGACTTATCGTCCTGTCCTCTAGTAGCTTCTCTAATCCACCTAAACTGATATCCAGGAGGTGGTTCGGGTGCGTCTAACATTGACGGGGGTTTCCAAGGCGTTCTGCGAGTTTGAGAGTCTCGTGTCTCTGCAGACCGTGAGTTACGGTCAGTGACGTCTGTTTTATAATCTTCTGTCATTTTATACTCCTTCGATATGCTTAGCATATTCTTCTAGTGGCACGTTTAGTCTTTTAGCTATTGCTACTTGACTAGGTGTCAACTTGATTTTGCGTGATGTTTTTTTACCTGTAGCACCTCTGCTACTGGCAGCAACCTGTTGCACGGGGGCAGCTTGCTCTTCAGAAAACTTGTGGGGGAAATTATCTCGCATACGTTTATCAACTTCTTGGTAATAAGCATCGGAAGTTGGGTCAATCCCTTCTTCTACGATTTCTTTATGTACGCCGAAAGCTGCAAAAGTCATAGCAGAATCAGTCCCAAACCATGTATTTTTTGACGCCCATTCCTCTGCTTTAGGGTCTGGTGTTGTTTGCGTCGCATTAATAGAGGGTTTATATTCTTCAACAGGAACTTCTTCAGCTTGGTCTTTTTCTCTAAGCTGCTGTTGTGCAGATAATCTTCTAAGGTTTTCTGCCTCAGCACTAGCTCTAGATAATTTTTCTGTTGCATCGGTAATCGCTTCCGCGTCTCCTGTTTCTTGAGCAGTTTTTAAATAAGTCTTTGCTCTTTCAATATCAGATTGTATACGATTGTCATACTCTTTGAAAAGGGAAGAATCGGAATTCTTTAATT